GCAGTCAACGCACAGAGCGTAGAGGAATATGCTGATAAGCTAAAAGCAGGTGGATATTATGGCGCAGGTGCAGAACATTATAAAGCATTAATGCGTAATGCACCTATGACTAAAGGCGGTCAACCTGTTTTTTCAGAAGATCAGATTGAAAAGGCGGTTAAACAAGGCCGTGAAAATTATAAAGGTTGGCTGACAATGCAAATGAACATCGAAGCCAAGCAAGCTAAAGATAGAATTACTGCAGCTAAAATTGTATATAACCAATTAATAGCAAAAGGCGATTATGTAGGTGCATCATCTTACGCACACGCACAAGCAGCAGGCGCACAGACCGATATGGAAAAGGAAGCGTGGAGCGGTACAGAAGCATCAATGCGACCTAAACTTGATTCTATGTATGAAAAAGGCCTTAAATTAAATGCAAAACAAAAGTTTGAGTTGAAAAAATATGCTGAAACTCATACATACGAAGAAACACTAGCGCACGCACAGAGAGTGTACCCTGATAAAGTTGTTGATGATAGTTTTGATGAAGTGTTACTCGAAGCAAACGATAACCGATTAAAGGCCAACAAAATTGATTTAACACCTTATGATAGCGAAATACAAAGTGCGTTGCCTGCTGACAAATCATTGCGTTCAAGTTTTGAATATGGTGTTAAACAAGAGATGTTAAGCCGTAAAGCTGACTTTGAAAGCAAACACGGCAGAGCGCCTACAGAAGCAGAAATGCATGATATATTTGAGGGCGCATTGGCAACACAAACATTACGAAGTACGGAAAAACCATATTTCGGTGATGGTGATGATTATAGCGCACCTATTAGCGCGGCAAGCAATAGAGCGATGGGTATTGTGCATGTTGAACCTGTTGGCAACCATTATGTGCGTGTAACATATCAAGATGGCTCGACAAGAGATATTTATGAAAGCGTGTATAACAACATGCAAAGAAGATATAACGATAACGGAGATTAAAAATGGCTAAACAAACACTTGAACAAGAACGGCAGGAAGCACTAGCTGTACAGAATGGCTATGTTAAAACATCACCATCTTTTAGTGCTAGTGTTGGTGTTCAGTCTAAACCTACTGGCGGTTTTACTGAGGTTGGTAATGCAATAGGTGCAGGGATAGATACAACGGCACAAGTAGTTGATAATGCTATTAATGCAATTAAGGCTATTGCAAATACACCACGCACAATGGAAGAAACTAATGCTGATGGCACAACCACATATTATCCGTTTGGTAAAGCTGACAATCCATATCAAGGTTTAGAACCACTGGGACAGTCATTACAAAAAGTACTTCCTACAAGTGTTGTTAGTAATACGGATAGATTGTTTCTATACAATAATGATACCCTACGTTATAACGAAGCAGTTAGAATGGGGAAAGTATTAGATATTGACCCTGATGTAATTATGCGTGGTGATGATAAAGCATTTGAACGTGCTGATTACTTATCAAGACGAGTTGAACGTGGTGCAGTATTACAAGATATATACGATGAATTTCCTGAACTATATAAAGTAAAATATGGTTCACAAGCGGAACAATTACAAGCAATCAACAATCTACAATCAATTCGTGCTACGAAATCTACATTCGATGCAATTCAACAAGGTATTTGGTCTATGAACGATCAGATGAAGTTGGGCGATGTTGGATTTGAATTGGCACATACAAAAGACCCTGAACGTATTAACGAATTAACATCAGAAATGGAACGCTTGCAAAATAACTTGCGCAACTACCGAACACCTGATGGAACTAATCCATTACAAGAAGTATTCGGACAAACGGCAGCACAAGCATACATGATGGGTAAACAAGGCGGTACAGGTGCAATCATAGGCGGTGCAATCGGTGCGGTAATTGGCGGTTTAACTACCGATGGTGTAGGTATAGGCGCAGGTGCATTAACAGGTGCTAAATGGGGTGGCGGTGCTGACATGGCATACGAAATGTACAAAATGTCATTCGGTAACAAATACCTAGAACTCATCAATAAACGTGATGCAAATGGTAATAAAGTATACTCTAATTATGAAGCCTATAAATACGCTATGACATACGCTGCAGTTGATACAGGTATTGAAATGGCATCTACACGTTTCATGATTAAAGGTGTAGGTAAAGTAGCACCTAAAGCGGTAATGTCAAAAGTATTACAAGGTGCTACAAGTGATACAATCGCAACATTTAATAGGGGCATTGGCACTACTGTTGCACAAATGGCGAAAGCATCTGTTAAGGCTGGCGGTTCTGAATTAGTCGAAGAGGGCTTGCAAGACATCAATGAAAAATTTCAACATAACCTATACCGCAATGCTAATGACCCAGAGGGAGCATATTCCATAGGTGATATGGCAGTAGGTGCAGGTGGTGCAATGCTACAAGCATTACCAGCCGTTATCGGTTTAGGTGCAATTGGTGGCGGTGTGAGTGGTATCCACACGATGAAAGCATTCCATGAATTTCAAAAGCTAACACCAGAAGAACAGCAACACGCAATCATGGCAGAACAAAATCGAAATGGTAACGCTATCATGCAAGCATTAAAACAAGATGCATCTTCAAATAAAATGGCAAAAGAAAACCCTGAACTATACGGAAAAATCGTACAAGCACAGGGCGATAATGTAGGTGTATCTACTGCATATGTAAATGTCAACGAAATGGCGGAAACAGAGCAAGGGCAACAAGCCATTAAGAACATGATTGATAGTGGTTTGGTTACGCAAGAGGAAGTATCAAAGAGCATTGAAGCTAACGCAGACATTCCTGTACCAATCGGGAAGTATGCACAGTTGAGCGGTGGCTTGACGGAAGAAACTGTTAAGGCACTAGAAGAAAGTACATACTTTACTCGTGGCGGTATGAGTATGAAAACACTAGAACGTGTAAAAGCGGAAGTAGAAGCCTTTAACAATAACCTAGTTGATGCAACAGAAAAGAAAGCACAACGAGTTAAAGAAAGCATTATCCGTGATGAATTTGAAGATGCGAATGATGTAGATCGTGAAGTGCTAGACCAAGTATTTGCTAACCCTACGCAAGTTAAACAAGCATACAATAACTTGTACAAAAATCTAGTGCAAGAGTATCGTGAAAACTACGCAAGCGACTTTGACAACATGGATAATGATATTAAAGAAGCTACGGCAAGTGGTGTGGAGCCACAATGGCTAACTGATTACAAGTCTAACAATGGCGGTAAAGCACCACGCACGAATGCAGAACGTAGACGTGCAGCATTTCATTCTAGCGTAGAAAAAGCACAAACTGCATTCGCTGATAACGTGGAAGCACTCAACCAAAGCAATATCCATCATGCTGACATGGAACATACGCTGCAACAAATTGAAATCCTTGAGAGATTGCATGATAAGATTTTTGCATTAGCCGATAACGATATAGCGTTACGAATGCAATTATCCAAGAGTGGCTATGAAGTGTACAACAAAGTAGTTAAAGCGATTGGCGAAAGTACCGATAGAAAACAACGTGAAACGGCAAAAGCTAATGCGTTGTTGATGGCACAACATGCTGATGTAATGGCACAATATATGCGACAAATGGGCAAAGGCGGTTATACCGCTATGGATTATTTCCGTGATAGCGTGCGTATCAAAATGGATGCGGTTTTAGATAATCAAAAAGGTTATAATCAAAATACAAAAGCAGTATGGGAAAGCAAACTAGATAAAGTATTAAGTGATTGGGCTAACAATGTAGATAATGCTAATAATATAGGAAGTAAAAAAACAATAGATATAATGGATTCGCCATTAGTCTTTGAATTAATTAATCTTGACTTAAAAAAAATCAAAATTACAGGCGGTGTTTTGCATAAAATATTGCGTGCACCTGTATTTGATTCTAACGGTAAAAGAATTTTATCTGGACATAGTGATACAGTTTCTATTGATATGTTGAAACAGTTACCTAATACCATTGCAGATCCATCTGCAATATTTAGTGCAGATAATGGCAAAAAAATTATCATTATAACTGAAGTAATTGGTTTAAACGGAAAGCCTATAATGATGCCAATATTATTGAACAAATATAATAATAGAGGTGATTATCATGTTGTACAATCTTATTATGCTAGAAATACCAATATAGCGTATTATGATTTGTTATTGGGTGGGGATTTAATATATATAAACAAAGAACGACTTAGTAATAATCCAGAAAACCAGCCACCATGGCTTGGGGGGATTAAACTAAGTCGTTCATTTATTAATAGTATACCAAATGAAAAAGATTTAGACAATCTCCGAAAGAAACATAATTATCAGTACTATCAATCCGCATGGCATGGTTCGCCGTATGACTTTGATGAATTTGATTTAGGTAGTATTGGTGGTGGTTTAGGAACACAAGCATTTGGTTGGGGGTTATATTTTACTGAAAACAAAAATGTAGCTGAAAAATATAAAGTAGAGCGTAAATCTAAAAATAAATTTACTTTAAATGGTAATGATATACCAATTGAGTATGCTCCTGTTATAGAGCAAATATTTGGTGGCATTAATGTAGAGAATAATAAAGAAAGCCTATTAAATCGGTTGGTTCTCAATAGAGATGCTGAACAAAGTAATTTAGATTTAGTTACTAAAAATCTGAATGAATTAGATGGTGTTTTAGATTTTATAACACAAAATAGTAAATTTACTATTAATAAACTACCAACACTTGTTGATAATAAGTTTGAACGAATGGCAACTGTTATATTAAACGATGCTAAAACCAAAGCTAAATCTGATAACAAACGAGTGAATAAAGAATACCTATTTGATGTTATTGAGGAGTTGCAGAACAGATACAAGAAACATTATATTTTTTATAATGATATCGTTTCTAAAATTTCATATCTAATTGATAATATTGATAGTTTTGAAGTAACTTCTGTTTACAAACCAACACTATATAATGTTGACATTCCAGATACAGACACAATGTTAGATTACTCAAAACCAATTAACGAACAGTCGGAATATGTTTTAAACAAAATAAAACAATTAGATCTGACTGATATTAATAAAACTGGTAAGGAATTTTATAATGATTTGTCAGAACGTTTAGGTGGCGACAAAAACGCATCTCTTAAATTAAACGAGTTAGGTATAAAAGGGATTAAATACAAACATGGTCTTAGTCATAATTTTGTAGTGTTCGATGATAAAGCAATCAAAGTTATTGAAAAGTACAACCAATCTGTTAATGGCATGACCGAAATCATGAGTGATGGCGAACGTATTATCAGCATTTTAAAAACCGCTGATAGAAGTACATTCTTACATGAAATGGGCCATGTATTCTTTGATGATATTCAAAAACTGGCATCAATGGACGATGCACCTAAACAATTACTTGATGATTGGAACGCACTCAAAGAGTGGAGCGGTTGGGTTGATGGCGAAAACGTAGATAACACCAAAGCACACGAGAAATTTGCACGAGGTTGGGAAAGTTACTTGCGAAGCGGTGAAGCACCAACAAAAGGATTACAACGTGTATTTCGTCAATTCTCTAAATGGTTAACTCGTATTTATCGTAGTGTACAACGTTTAGGCGGTGAAGTACCATCTGACATTAAAGATATAATGGCACGCATGATAGCTACACAAGATGATATTGAAAACTACGCACACGAGCAAGCACTAGAGCAATTTGAAAATACAAAATTGTATCAGCAGTTGAGTGAAAGCGAACAAGCACGAGTGCAAGGGTACATTGCTGACATTAAAGAAAAAGCAAAAGAACGTGTAATGCGTAAGTACATGAAAGAGTTAGACAATCGACCTATTAAAGAATGGGAAGAAGTGAAAGACGATGTACAAGTTGCAATCGAAAAGCGTTTAATCGAAGAATATCCTATCTATAAAGAACATCAACGATATATGGCATTGGGTGATGGTGCGTTGGAAAATA